GGAGGAGAATGATCCGTACCGTCATGGCTTCGAGCCGGACCATTGGCGCGAGGCCGACGGCCTGCTGATGGGCGGGAACGAGCTCCTGATCATGGGAGGCAACCGAGCCGGAAAGACGGAATACGCAGCCAAGCGCGTCATGCAGCTTCTTTGCACCCGGCCGAACTCCCGAGTATGGTGCCTTCACACCACATCGCAGACTTCCATCCAGATGCAGCAGTCGGTGATGTGGAAGTATATGCCGCCCGAGTTCAAGTCGGCAAAGAAGACGAAGGTTACGAATATCCAGTATTCCCAGAAAAACGGATTCACCGACGCCACGTTCGTTCTTCCTAACGCCAGCCAATGCTTCTTCATGAACTACGGGCAGGAGAAGAAGGTGATCGAAGGTGGCGAACCCGACCTGATATGGTGCGACGAGCTTGTTCCCCCTGACTGGGTCGAGACCCTGAGATATCGCTTGGTGACGCGATCCGGCAAGATGATCCTCACTTTCACGCCGATAACCGGCTTCACTCCTGTGGTTAAGGAGTACGTGGCCGGCTGCCGCATAAAAAAGTCCCTCAAGGCCGATCTGCTTCCTGACACGCAGAACGTGCCAAACATCCCGAAGGGCCACATGCCGTACACCGCCACCTGCCTCAAGGGGGCTGCTAGCGTGATATGGTTCCACTCGGTGCTCAACCCCTACTCTCCGTTCGAGCAGATCAAGTTAGCCTTGCGCGGCAGAGGTCCGTACGAGGTGAAGATACGCGCGTACGGATGGGCAGAATCTCTTTCCGGATCACAGTTCCCGCGTTTCGGAGAGCCCAACATAATACCGGACGAGAAGATACCGAAGGAGGGCACCAACTACATGGCATGCGACCCTGCGGGAGCGCGCAACTGGTTCATGCATTGGATGCGCGTCGATAAGGACGGCAACATGTACATCTACCGCGAATGGCCGGATATCAGCATGGGCGAATGGGCGCTTGTCGCGGATAAGCCAGACGGGAAGCCGGGCCCGGCCCAGAGGCAGGGAGCCGGCATGGGCGTCGTAGAGATCAAGCAGCTCATACGAGACCTCGAAGGAGAGGAATCCATTTTCGAGCGGTATATCGACCCTCGCGCAGGCAACGCAGCCACCATCAACAAGGAGGGAGGCGTGACGTTGATACAGCTTATGGAGGATGAGCCAGATCCGATGTTCATCACTCCGGCCGCCGCGCTCAGGCTTGAGGAGGGTGTAGGAATGCTCAACGACTGGTTCTCGTACGACCAGAACATACCGATATCAGATTTCAACAAGCCACGCCTGTATGTGGCGGAGAGCTGCGTGAACACCATATGGTGCTTGCGCGAATGGACCGGACTGGACGGGGAGAAGGGCGCCAGCAAGGACCCGATAGATTCCCTGAGATACTTGGCCGTCATGCAGCCCGAAGCGGCTACGGACGAGAGCTACAAGGCGAAGTTCGGAGGATCTTACTGATGAAACCTATCAACCTACCAACCGGTACGCCCCCCTTGTTGCGCCTCAATGAGGCCAACGCCGTATTCAACATAAGCAAGTCCACCTTGCTTCGCTTGCGACGTCATAACGTCATTAGGACATACCGCACTTCCGGCGGCCAGTACATGTTCTACCGCGACGACCTAATCGAACATATTTCCAAGAACACCAATGGCAACGACACCTTACAAGAAACTGGGGACCAAAAGTGACCAGCTTGCTTATCATAGCAAGAAGCCGGACATACAGTTCCTGCTGAACGAATATCAGCGCTCGGCCTTCTTCGGCACGATGGTGTCGAAGATGAACTATGCCGACGACATCCGCCTAGCGCGCTGGCCCGGACAGACGGACGACGGCAAGAAGCATAGCTGGGCTCGGCCGAACGGAGACCCTGCGTTCCCGTTCGAAGGGGCTTCGGATGTGCGTGTGCGTCTCGTGGATCGCCTCATCAGGGACCAGAAGGCGCTCCTGATGCACTCGTTCAAGGCATGCACCCTCAAGGTCGGAGGCACCGAAATAACCGACACCATGGCTGCGGCGTCGTCCACGAACCTGATGCGTTGGATGATAGACACCAAGATGAAGCTCGAGCTGCACAAGGAAGCCGAGCTCATGGCGGACTACATGCTTCATTACGGATGGAGCGTCATACAGGTAGGCTGGGAGCAGGAGATGGGGAATCGATCCGTACCCATAACCATGGACGAGCTTGCACAACAGGCCCAGATGCTTGCCCAGCAGGCAAAGGATGAGCGACTCATGGGCATGATAGAAGCCATAATGAATCCGCAGAAGGACGAGTACTCGGCTCAGATATTCACGGATCTCATGCCCGGAACGAGCATATCCGATATCAAGAAGATGATCGTCGAGCTTCGCGAGAAGGGCCAATCGACGATGAAGCAGCCCTTCGTCGCAAAGAACCTCCCCGTTCTTTCGGCGCTCAAGCCGTATGATGAGGTATGTTTCCCTCCTGAGACTACGGATCTTCAGAAAGCGCGCGTGATATTCCGGCGTCAGTACGTGACCGAAGTGGAACTCAGGTCCATGGCCAAGGTAGCCAACTGGGATTCCGAGTTCGTCGAGAAGGCATGCACGACCATAGGCAATCATTACTACTTCAATGACCCTAACCTAGTTCCTACCACGACGATGCTGAACACGAACGTTCAGCGCGGCGATAACCTTATCGAGCTGGTGTGGGCATACTACCGTCAGCTTGATTCGAAGGACGTGCCGGCGATCTACTACACGGTGTTCAACTCTCAGGTCGGATCCGAGCTTTATGGCATACAGGATATGCTCAACTATGCCCACAATCAGTACCCGTTCGTCGAGCTTCGCCTTGAGACCATCCGCCGCCCTGTGACCGAATCGCGGGGCATACCGGAAATTTGCAAGACCGAGCAGGATGAGATCAAGGCACAGCACGACGCTTTCCGTGACCGAACGGCCATGGAGGTCATGCCGCCCATCAAGGTGGCCAAGCGAATCGGGGCGCTTAACCGTATAGCACCCGGCCAGATCCTTCCCGTATCCAACAAGGACGACTATACGTACCTCGAGCCCCCTCAGGGCCGCGCCGAGTTCGCCATCATGGTCATAGAGCAGGTCGAAAAGAACCTCGGCAATTACTTCGGGTTCCAAGTCGGAGAGAAGCCTATCGATCCCGTTCGCCAGCAGATGATGAAGCAGCTTCAGGTCGACAACTGGCTGATGTTCTGGACGCGATGCTTCACCCAGATGTTCTCGCTGTGCCTTCAGTTCATGCCCGAGGAGGAGATCATGCGAATCACGGGGTCCCCCCTCAAGCAGGGCATGTCAGATATCCACTCCCAGTATGACCTGAACGTACGCTTTGACGTACGTGATGCAGACCCTGAGTTCGTGCGCGAGAAGCTCAAGTCCATCGTGGAAACTGTGGTTCCTCTGGACGTGTCGGGCGTGATCGACCGAGACAAGCTCGTCAGGCTCGTAATCGAGTCCATAAGCCCTGACGCAGCCCGAGAGCTAGTGATAGACAAGGCAACCGCATCGCAGAAACTCTACAAGTCCGTCACCAACGACATCGCCCTGATGATGCTCGGCAACGAAGCCCAATACGTCGAAAACGACCCGCAAGCCTCCTCGAAGCTGCAGTTCGCTCAGGAGATCCTGTCCAAGAACCCGAAGGCCCAGCAGGCCGCGCAGGGAGACCGGATATTCCAGATCCTGCTGCAGAACTACATGAAGCAGTTGCAGTTCTCGGTTGAGCAGGAAAAGAACAAGCAGATAGGACGCGTCGGCGTATCGCCGGCTACCGAGCAGATACAGAAGGAGTTTTCCAAGGAAGGCATACAGCAGGGTCCGGAGCAGCAACAGCAGCCGCAACAGACCGAAGACGGGGCTCCCCCTGAGGAGATGATGGCATGAAGGATCCGTTTTCAAATCCGTCCATAGAGGCCGGCGAACTGTTCAAGGCCGTGCTTGTGCATGTTGATGCCATGCTTCAGCGAGAAATGCTCAAGGTCATGGACGTTGGAACGAAAGGCGAAGATCGTACGCATAGCGCAGGCAGGCTTGATGCGTTCAACGATCTTTTGGTCGATCTGCAGCAGCGTCGCGACGAAGCTCTTAATACGAAACAGAGCCAAACCGAATGATGGCTAGGATCTATTTGCATCTCCACGACATTGTACAATTTTTGACCTGTCTCTGCGGACGTTAAACGCTGACCTACATGGATAACGACCAACAGCCACAAGCTGAACTCGAACTTGGGAACGAGCCTAATCCCCCCATGCCACAAGTTGCTGCGGACGCCGAACCCAGCAAAATCGAAAGCCCTGTTGATTTCTTCAACCGGGTCCTGTCTGACGGTCAGACGGAACAAACCGCCGGCGCGGAATCGCCGGAATCGCCCGAGGCGTCACAGCCGGAGGCAAGCACAGCAGCCAACGAAGCCGAAGCATCCGAATCGTACGACGACCGCTCCACCAAAGGCGTTCAAAAGCGTATCGACAAGTTGTCGGCCCTGAGGCGGGAAGCCGAGGAACGAGCAAAGAAACTCGAAAGCGAACTAGCAGATCTCAAGCGTCAAAAGGCCGCGCCGATCGCCAGCCCCAACAATCCATACGGGAATCTGGAAGATCGTGCGTCTATCGAGGCCGAGTACGAGAAGATGCGGAACGTCCGACTTTTCTGCGAACGTTACCCGGACGGATACTATCCTGAAGACGGAGGCCAACCTATACCGAAGGACAGGATCACTGAGACCAAGGTCAATGCGATCCGAGCCATCGAGGAATTCCTCCCCAAGCAAGCCGAGTATCTGGAAAACCGTGATGCCGTTCGAGCCCAGACCCGCAAGGAGTTCTCTTGGCTCAATGACCCCACGGATGATCGCACGGTCAAGGTCAACCGGTTCATAGAAGCCGTACCCGAGATCAAGCGCTATCCAGACTACGAAGT